CAGTCCTACCGGCATGGTGATCGCTCCTGTCTGCGTGGGTTCACGACAATAAGATCGGGATACAAAACGCCAGCACGTTCTGTCCCGCCACCCAATTGGCCCCGCTCACTTTCGCGACGCGGAGGTGCGTCCCGTCCTGCCCCGTGATCATCACCCCGGTGACCGGCACGCCGCCATTTTCGGCCGCCCACCCCGGGGACCAGAATTGCCCTACGTAGGGAATCGAAAAGGCGGGCAGCGTCACGTACAGATTGGCCGGGGTGCCGGTGATCGTCGACAGGTAGCAGTAGAGGTTCCACACCATCACCTTTCCGGCGACGCTGTACTCGTTGACGATGATGTTGCCTGCGCTCACCGTCCACGCGCCACTCGACGCGCTAAAGTTCGCCGCATTGAATGGCACCGTGACGCGCGATCCGAATTCGGCGGCGTCGACGGGATCGAGGATGACCGACTTGATCGCGTTTTTGTTCCAGATCGATCCGCTGACGCCATCCCCGATGTCGTCGACCAGCGCATTGAACGGGGTCCGATCGATCGCCATGAGCACCCTCTAGGCGGGGACGCCACCTTCGCGCCCGCGCAACTGCCGCAGAATGTCGGCAAACGTGAACAGCTTGTTGGTCGCTTCGACGCGTCGCAGCGGCGACGTGACGGTGCGCGCGCCCGCGACGGCTATCTCGGAGAAGGTCACTTTCTGAATGCGGAACGTGCCGACAATCGGCGGGGTCGTGAGGTTGATCGTCACCAGCCGCCCCACGTCGTGCGTCAGGTCTTCGCGGATCGTGTAGCTCACGACGACGCGCGGATCCTTCCGCTCGGTCAGCAGCGCCAGACAATTCTGCCCCAGCTCGGTCGGCGCGAAGCGGCTATCGCTCAGCACGAGGTCGACGAGCCCGTCGCTCGCGTTACTCGACCCCAGACGGTTAGCGAGCGCGAGCGCTGCCGTCGTATCAGACAGCTCGATGCGGTGCGTCACCTGATCGCCCTTGAGAATCGGCAGCGTGATCGCCCCCGTGCCGGTTGCCGGAATGCCGGCGAGACGCGGCTGCACGAGCGCCTGCGCGCCGTAGCGCACGGTCGCGGTGATGCTGCCGGGGCCGCTCGCCGGAATGCCGGTGAGCGACAACCCGCTGATGCCACCGTAGCGCACGGTCAGATTGCCGAGCGTGACCCAGCCGCCGCTCGCGCCGCCGTCGTCGATGAACGGCTGCGCAGTGGTCACGGGGACGCTCGTCGCCCCCGCCGCGACTTGCCCCGTATCACTGAGGCCGCTCGTGTCGCTGCCTGGGGGACTGGCGCCGAGCGACCCGTCGACGAGCGTGTCGGTGTAGGTCGTCGCCGTGTTATTGGCGACGACGGTCACCAGTTTCAGCGCGGCGCCGTTCACGACGGTGCGGTAGATGGCGCGGCCGGTGACGGCGCCCGAGCCCGAGACCGGCAGGGTCAGCGCGGCGGCGTTGAACGTCGCGACCGGGCCGGTCGGATACTGCAGATTGTTTGCGAGGCGCGTCGCGTCGCTCTGCCCGTTGATCACGTCGAGCCAATCCGTCGACGACGGCCCGCTGATCGACAGCACGTGATAGTAGGGGGCGCCCGCGTTCGCCAGCGACGCGTAGATCTGGATCTGATTGATCGCGGTCGGCGCGCTCGACAGCAGCCACGAGTTGTAGGGCTGTCCGGTCACCGCATCGTAGGCAATCGGCCCGAGCCCGATCTGCGGCAGCTTGGTCCCGACGTTGAACGCGCCGGTCGGCGGGCCGAACGAAAACCCCCCGCCCTGCCACAGCACGGCGACGCGGAAAATGTAGTTCGCGTTGGTCGTGAACGACGGCGGCGTGATCGTGTAGATGCCGGTCCGCATCGAGACGGCATTGAGCGACGGCGCGCTGCCGCCGGTCGGCATCGACGCGAGCGGCCCGACGACGGTTTCACCTGCCGCCGTTTTGTAGGAGACGGCCCACTTGTAGACGCCGGTCCCCAGTCCACTCCCCGAGGCGGGCGCGACTCCCGGCGCGCTCGTCGGCGCATTGCCGATCCCGACCAGGGCGCCCGCCCCGCTCGCCCCTTTGATCGACGCGTACGACAGCCGCTGCGCGCCGACTTGCACGAGCCCGCCGGTCGACAGATACCACGACGCGGAACTGCCGGTGCCGAGGTCGAGCGGCAGCTCGGTCGCGCCCGCTGCGAGGTCGACCGCCGCGCCGACGCCGCCGCCCAGCCCGATGATGCGCGTCGCGACTTGCGACAGGTCTTCGCTGATCTGATGGTCGGCCGACTGCCGGGGCGCGGCTTGCGTGATCGGCGTCGCAGTCAGGTCCGCGACGGTGAACACGTGCAGCGCCACGTCGTAGTCGATGAACCAGTAGGCGCCGATCTGCTGGCAGATCGTCGTCAGGCACGTCGGCACGTCTTCGTTGGTGAACGTCACCGCCGGAATCACCGGGAGGCCCGTCTGCACGAACGTCGACGCCACCCCGCGCGTGAAGCGCGCCATCAGGTCGAGGATGATCGTCGTCGCGGACTGCGACGCGTAGTAGGCGAGCACCTTGGTCCGTCCGAGCAGCCACGACGGATCGATCAGGTGGATGTCGGTCACGACGTTGGCGGGCCGTTGCAGATAGCGCGCGGTCGTCTCGAGGATGCGGCCCGCGAACAGTTGCTGCCCCGCCTGCACGGCGCCGCTGTAGATGGCGACGCGCTGCCCCGCGACCGGCGTCCACCCGCGCGCGGTGAATTGTGCGGTGTCGACCTGATCGTTCAGCGCGTGCTCGATTGACGCGCCCTCGATGAACAAGCCTTTCCCGGGCTCGCTCGGCCACGGCACGCTGCCGTCGACCGTGGCGTAGGTGATGGGCTCGAACACGTTCAGCCGGAACGCATTCAACCGCGCGATGCCCAGTCGCGCGCAGCCCTGCCGGTGCACGGGGGAGAGACTAGGCAAAGCGCACCCCGGCGTGCCGCATCTCGGTGACGATCTGCTGCGCGATGCTCTGCGCGTTATCGTTGTTGGCGGTCACGTTGATGTTGGTGGTCGCGCCCCACGGCCCCTGCATCGCGGACGCCGAGCGCAGATACTGCTCGTAGGACGCCTGCTTGTTGGCTTGCTCCTGATACGACCGCGCCTGCTGCAACTGAAAAAATCCGTAGTCGGCGGCGACGCCGCCGCGCGCGATGTTCGTCTCGGCGTCCTTCTGGGCCATCGCCGCCGCCTGCGACAGCTCTTGGGCTGAGCGCGCCGCGAGCTGCATCGCCTGCCCCGCGCGGGACGCGGCGTCGGCAGCGGCATTGAGCCCTGCGGCAGTCTTCGCGCCCGCGTCGGCGCCCGCCGCGCCGAACTGCCCGAGCGCTTGCTTGGCGGCGTCGATGGTGACCCCGAACGTCTGCGCGTAGGCGATGGCTTTATCGAGGTCGCGCTGCTGCTGCTCAAACGCCTGATCGGCAGCGGTTGCGGCTTGCTCGCGGTACTGTTTCAGCGCGTCGACGTACGCCTGCTCGCGCTGCTGCATCGCGGTCGTCATCGAGACGTGGCCGTCGCGCATCGTCTCGTAGGTGGCGAGGGTTTCGTCGCGCACCTTGCGCGCATTGTCGATGGCTTGCTGGGAAAACTGGGTGCTGTTGGCGAGCATCGCCTGATAGGTCGCTTCGGCGCGCGCGGCTTGGTCCGCGAACGTCGCGAGGCTCCCCTCTTTCAGCACGTCCCAGTTGACGAGCACCTGCTGCAGTTTCTGGTTGGCAATCGTCGCGATCGCGGCGTAGTCCTCGGCGGCGGCCTGCTTCGTGTCGTCGAGCGCTTTTATTTGTTCGGCTTCCCACTTGTAGATGTTCGCGATCAGCTCGTCGGTCGTCGTCGCGACGAGCCCCACCGACTCCTCGGACCACGCCTTCGTCGCGTCGCTGACGATTTTCTGCGCCGCCATCATCCCCTTGGCCGCCTCGGCGCCGCGCTCCATCTCGTCGGCCACGGCTTTCACTTGCCCCGCCGTGAGCTGGAACGCTTTCGCGATCGTCGACTGCGAGACGCCCATCGCCAGCGCGTTTTCGGTCGCCATCCGCTCGTCGGCGCTGAGCGTCTGCAGCAGCGCGGACTGGTCGCCGGTCGCGTCGTTGACTTCGCGCAGCGCGTCGGCCTGCGCGGCGGCAGCGGCGTCCGATTCTTTTTTCGCCGCCGTCTCTTTCTGCATCTCGCGCTGCAGATACTGCACGGCGTCGGCTGAGACGTTGTAGTGCTGCGCCATCTGCGCGACGGTCGAATTGCCCGCCTCGATTTCCGCGCGCAGCGCGGCAAGGTCGGTGTTGGCATCGTGCAGATCGGTTTCCCACGACTGCACGCGCGCGCTGCCGGTGTTGAACGCTTCGGCGTTGGCGATGGCGGCGCGCTGCAGCACCTCGAACGCTTGCGCGGCGGTGCGCACCGTGGGGTCGAGTTTCTGCGCGCGCTCGATCTGATCCTGAATGGCGCCAGCGGTTTCCTTCGCCACGTCGCCGAAGCCGAGCAGCGCGGCGGCGGCATCCCCGATGATCCTGTCGCTGCCGGTCAGCTCCGCAATCTTGCGGCCGATGCCCCAGCCCGCGAGCGCAGCGCCCGCGACGCTCGTGGCCGTGCCGATCAGCCCGATCTGGCTCGCGGTCTTCCCGGCGACTTGGCCCATCTCGTCGAGCGCGGCGATTTCCTTCCCGATGCTGACGCCGAACGCGCCGAGGGTTTTGTCGGCGGTGCGCAGCCCCGTCGCCATCGTCGTGAAGCCGCTGCCGGTCTTCGCGGCGGCGTTCCCAAAGTCTCCGACGACGACCGCGCCGCGCGACATCGACGCACTGGTCGCGTCGGCCTCCTGTTGCATGTCGCTGATCGCAACGGTGGCCTTCTGGGTCTCGGCTACGAAGTCCGAGAAGTCGGCTTCTAGGGTGCTGACAATAGGCGGCATGCGGTCACCGATGCGCGTGGGCTTTCATCAGGTCTTCGACGAGCACGCTGTATACGTCGTCGGGCAGCGCCAGCACGTCGAAGTAGGTCCAGCCGGTCAGGCGGCAGATCGCGAGGTCGGTGCTGACGCGTTCACGCCACCATCCGTTTTTTTTAGCGCGTTCACTTCGTCGCGCATGGCCTGCTCGTGCTCGCGGATCGCGTTCCGAATTTCGATCACGCTGTCGTGCTCCATCGCGTTGAGCCGATCCTGCACGTCGCTCGCGCTCAGCCCGCGCAGCGACACGGGTTGGCCGCGCTCGTCTTTCGCAGACCACTCGACGAGGTAGGCGACGATCAGCGCGTCGCCGGATGTGGGGCTCGCGACCGGCTGCCCCTCCCGCGTCTCGTACATGCGCGCGAACATCTGCTGTACTTCGCCGTGCGTCAGGCGAGCCTTGACGGTCAGCGTCTCGCCGTCGCTCAGGGTCAGCGTGCGCGTGTCAGACGTAGCGAAGCGGAGCATGGGTCTCCTGTAGCGGGGGGCTGAGCGTCGCCGTGAGGCGCCCGTTTTTCACGGCGACGGTCTCCACGTCGAAGCACCAGAACCCCGCAGGCTTGGCAGTGCGGACGGCGGTGAACTGCAGCGGGCGCCGCGTGAGCTGAAAACTGTCGGCACGCTCGACCGCTGCTGACAGCGCCCAGCGGCGCGTCTCGCCGTTGCGCGTGACCACCCACGACGACAGCGCGGCGGCGAGGTAGCGTCCGTAGACGATTTCGCCGCGCTTGCCGTGCAGGGTGATCCCGCGAAACACGTCACGCCGCGCTCGGCAGCGTCCACGACCCCGCCGCCATGAAATTGCCGGTCAGCTCGGGCGCGCCTTCCACGTCCGTGTTGATGTCGGCATCGATATAGGCGAGGCCGCTGAACGCGAACGGCGCGGCTGGGGTGCCGGTATCGAGGTCGGTTGTGTCGGGAATCAGTTCGAGGAATCCCGGCGCGGTCAACTCCGTGGCTTCGATCAGCGACATGTCTTCGCTGTTCCAGAAGCCGGTCAGCTTGCCGCTGATGTCGCGCAGCCCGGGGATGTAGACGCGGTTCTGGTCCCCAAAGCACGAGACGTTCAGCTTGTCGGTGGCGAGCGACAGTTGAAAGGCTTTGATTGACAAGAGCGCCACGGCCGACGCGTCGCCCGCGCCCGTGGGGTCCCACTTCACCGAACCATTTCGGCCACTCCGGATCATGATGTGCCTCCTACGCGGGCGCGGCGACGATGCGGTAATAGCCGCCGCGATGCTGCCACCGGATGGTGGCGTCTACGCTGTCCACTTCCAAGTCGCGAATGCGGCGCACGCGCTGCAGCGACAAACACGCGAACCCCGTGATCGTCAGCGGCGCGTCTTCGAGCAGCAGATCGATCCGCGCGGCGGCGCTGCGCGCGTTGGTGTTCGAGCCGTTGAGCATCACCGCCTTGACGATGTACTCGCAGTCCTCCAGCGCGCGCCGGTCGCCGGGGTCGGCCATCACGCCCGGGGTCAGCGCTTCGACGAGCGACACCAGACAAAAATTCTTCTTCCCCTGGTCCGCTTCGTCGAAGTAGACGCCATCCGGCAGCAGCCCGTGCAGCGTCGCGTCGCCGCTCAGTCGCGCCACCAGCGCGTTATCGATTTCGCCGCTGTCACGCAGCACGGAGCACCGTCAGTCCATGCAGCCGCAGGATCGCGACGGTCCGCGCCTGCGCCTCGCGGTGCGCGTCGTTCATCGTGCGCGTGAACACGGGCCGCGCGGGCATCTGGCCCCGGCTGTAACCCTGCTTCGTCTCGCGCACGGTGCGCGTGCCGTGCTCGTAGATCGACGCCAGCCAGTACGTGTTCTCGACGATGTGCGCCGCGACGACGCGCCCCTTGAGGAGTCGCCGCGTCTGGACGCCCTTGACTAGATCGCCCTTGCGATAGACGTAGAGCGACCGAATGCGCGCCGCCGCCCGCTCCGCGACATCGCGCTGCATGCGCTCGACATCGTTCACCAGCTCCGGCGTGAGTTGGTCGAGCGCGAGCTGCACGTCGGCCAGTCCGTCGATCTTGAACTGCAGCGTCGGCACTAGACCTGCTCCTCGGCGACGACGATCAGCTCGCGGTCCGCTTCGTCCGGGTTGCGGACGGCGGTGACCTGAAACGTGCGCTCGGGTTTACCGAAGCGCGGATAGCGAATGCGCGTCTGCACCGTCACGCCCGGGTGATACGCCATTTCGATCACGTGCGTCGCGGTCGATAGCACGGTGCCTGCGGCGGCGCGTTCGAGGTCGGCCTGCGTCGCGGGCTGAATGTGCGCGAACATCTGCGGCGGCGTCAGCGCGACCCAGGTCTCAGTCGACCCGCCCTCCCCGTCAGGGACGGTGGTCGGGTTTTCGAGCCACACGCGCTTGGTCCGCTCCCCGCTGCTCACGCCAGCACCGCATAGGTGAAGCGTCGCAGCAGCCCGACGACGACCGGCGACAAGTCGCTGCCGGGGTCGCGAGCGGGCGAGTAATTGATCGAGCCGGGGTCATCGCCCCGGAACCGCCACAGCTCCCCGAGCTGCAGCAGCACGGCGGCCTGCGCATCGGGGTCGGTCGTCGTCGGGTCGAGCCACTGGTCGACGAACGTCTGCCCGTAGTCGCTGCGCGCGACGTAGCGCCGAATCGCTGCTGTCGCCGCGTCGAGCTTCAACTGCAGATCCGCGTCGTCGGGATCGCCATCCGGCGTCGTGATCCGCAGGTGCGCTTTCGCTTGCGCGAGCGTGACCATCTGCACCGTCGCCATCAGCGCCCCGCGTCTCGTCCGTCACGGCCGCACTTGACCTGCAGGGTCCAGCCGCTGGCGCCGTCGCCGGGGCGCGCGCTCGTCGCGGTGTGGCAGTGCCACTGCGAGCCCCGGAACGTCACCTGATCGCCGGGGCTGTAGCCCTTGGTCTCGTCGTAGACCCCGCAGTAGCGCGGCGTCGACAGGCGCAGCGTGCCGATCGTCTTCGTCTGCTCGCCGCGTCGATAGGCGAGCGTGATCAGTCGCTCGTCGGCGGGGTCTTGGGTCGCGACCAGCTCGTCGCACGAGAAGCCGTCGGCGCCCGGGGGGCCGATCGGTCCCGGCAGCGGCGCCCGCGACTCGGTGACGGCGACACGTTCGCGCAGCATGCCGACATCCGCGAGCTGCAGCTCTAAGGTTTTGCAGCGCTGTTCGAGCGCGGCGCATTGCGCCTGCAGCGGACCGAGCGACGCTTTCACGAGCAGCACGAGACGGTCGGCCATCGCTTCAGCGGCCAACGTGGCACTAGGCGGCATGGATGTCCTCCAGCGCTTTGGTCAGGCGCGCCGTGAACGCGTTCAGCGCGAGGTCGCCCTCGTCGCCGCTCCCATCGCCGCTCCCATCGTCGGCGGGCGGCGGCGGCGTTGGCGCGGTCGGTTTCGCAAACGGATCATTGGCGTCGCGCGCCGCGAGCGCCGCGAGGCTGAACTGCTGCTGCTGCATGTACACCGCATCGCCGCCCTCGACTGAGCCGAGCCCGAAAAATTTCGAGCGCGCCTCGTTCGGTTTCAGCACGCCGCCAACGACGGTGCGCGTCGCGGTGTCGGTGCGGGTCTTCGCGTCCATCCAGATCAGATCGTCGACATCCAGCTCGGTGCCGTAGGTGTGGCCGGTCACCAGCGGCAACCCGAGCCCGTCGTCGAGACTGTTCTCTAGCGCGATGATCAGCGACTGCAGACACTGCGCGTAATACTGCTGCACGAGCGGTTCGCTGTTGGCGTAGGGCGGTTGGTGCGACGAGTCGACGAGCGCGGCGGGGACGTGATAGCACGCGCAGATCGTCTCGGTCGTCCACTTCAACTGCTCGATCAGTTGCGCGTCGGCGGCGTTGACAGTCAGCGGGTTGTACTTCATGCCGCCCGAGAGAATCGCGACGCGGCCGACGTTCGAGCCGGTGTAGTTCGTCTCCCAGTGCTCTTTCAGCTTGTCGGCGGCGGTCTGGTCGATGTCGCCGGGGGCTTCGAGCGTGCCGCCGGGAGCGCTGCCGTTACTGAAAAACGAGGTCGAGTTGTCTTGAATTTTCAGCCCCTGCAGCGCGACCAGCCCGCACGCATAGATCGGCGTGACGCCAATCAGCGGGTGAAACAGACAGACCATCGGATCGTGAATCATTTCGGAGGCGGGCACGACGACGCCGCGATCGGGGTAGTCGGCATTCACCGGCACGCCCGCGAGGTCGTCACGTTTCAGCTCGTAGTAGACGCCGCCATCCGGCGCGATCAGCACCGTCACCTTGCACGGGTCGAGCACGTAGAGCGCGGTCACCGTGTTGCGGTTGTCGCGCTGCTTGAGGACGTAGGCGTTCCCCCACGTCAGCTTGGAGACGATCCACTGTTCGAGGAATTTTTGAATCAGTTGATAGCGGTTCGGCTTGCGGAGGACCGGCGAAAACGCCGACGCGGTGACTTCGTTCCAGATGCCCTCGTCGTCGCGCTCGACGAGTCGCAGGCGCAGCTTGCCGATGTCAGACGCGATCAGGGTGGTGCACGCGAAGACGGCCGCGTAGGAGAGGGTCGACGGGACGGCCAGCGCTTCGTTGCGCTGCCACGCCCCCGTCGACGGTTCGCGCACGACCGGCCACCATCCACCCGAACCCCGAGCAGGAACGGGTGCGCCGTTGATGGCAGCCACTGCCGTGCGCGAACGTCCGACCGTCACATCTAACCCGAATAACCGCACGAGTACAACCTCGACGGTTACGCGGCGGCGGCGGGGGTAAACGGATAGGTGGCACCGGTCAGGTAGGTGACCGCGCTCGTGCGTCCGCGCTGCCAGTTCACCATCCGTTCGGCGCGCAGCCCCACGAGGTTGTTTTGCCACAGCGACGTGAGCACGCCGGTCCCGTCGTTCGGCGGGGCGCTGTCCATCACGACGGACGCTTCGCGCGACACGTCGATATTGATGCCGCCCTCGTCGGCGAAGAGGATGTCCGGCCCGCTGAGGCCGATGACGTTCGTCCCCGCCGCATTCGACGCGACGACGTTGAACCCCTCAGCCGTGCCGCCGCTGACGCCCATCGACGGGAATAGCTTGTTGCCGTTCGAGTCGCGGAGCATGCCCATGGCGAGCGCGTTGGTCTCGCTCATGATCAGCGTGATCGTCGCGAGCGGATAGCCTGCGGTCGAAAAGTGGGTCAGCAGCGTCCCCAGGTCCGCGCTCGGATCGTCGCTCGACGCGGCGGTTGAGGCGCCGTTGGTGATCGAGGCGGGCGAGACGTTCGGCACCGACGCGACGGCGGGGTCGATGAATTGCGAGTCGAGGAACTGCGCAATCCCCGCGATCATGTCGGCGCGGACGATCGCTTCGGCCGAGGGGGACGATAGCTTCGCCAGCTCCTCGGTGATGACGATGATCCCCGCCGCTTTGCTGAACTGGATCGCGGTCGTCGTCAGCGCCAGTTTGGTGACCGGCTTCGGCGCGCCCTGGCCGACCCACCCGTAGGTGCCGCCGCCCGTCTGCACGGGGACCTGCGTATTGAACGGCACGCGCCGCAGGTTGGTGATCTTGCCGAGAATCGTCGCCGGTCGCAGCAGTTCGAGGAATTCGTTCTGCGCGTTCTGAATCTGCACGAGCACGCCCGCCCACGACGGCGTGACGGTATCGCCGGGAGCGACGGCGGCTTTCACCATCAGCTCGACTTCGGGGGTGTCCTTCCACTGCTGCGCGTAGTGCAGCGCCCGCGAGCTGTCGCCCTTGGCGCGCAGCATCGCCATCGCGTAGCGCACGAACGCCGTCCCCGGCGCGACGCGCGACTTGAGGGTGACGACCGGCGCGGTCGGCGCGGTCGGCGCGGGGGCGAGGGGCTGCGCCTGCGCGATGTTCAGCGCTTCGCATTCGGTCAGTCGCGCGAGATGGCCGTCGAGCGACTTAATCTCCAGCGCGGTGGTGTCGTAGTCTTCCTGCGATTTCGCGTCGAGCGTCGCGCCGTCCTCGACGCCGTTCATCAGCTCGACGAGGTGCGCGGCTTTCTGCGCGCGCGCGGCTTGATATTCGGTCCGCTGTTCCGCAAAAGTTTTCTTCATGGGGCGCGCGTCCTTCACGCGCACGACGGGGAGCGGGTCCGAAGCGCCGGACGGGTGCAGGCCGAGCGCGGCCGACTTGATCGAGAGGATCGTCGCTTCCTGATTGAGCGGGATGGTGACGAGCGACAGCTCGGCCCAGTGCCACCGCGAGACGAGATGGCCGCCGCCCTTGCGCAGTGCCGCCTGGATCGGCTTCCAGCCAATCGACAGGCCGCGCACGAGCCCCGCCTTGACGTGCTGCCACGCGTCGTCGAGGCGCGACTTCAGGGGACCGGGCTCGCTGACTTGCGCGAAGCGCGCGCGGATCAGAATGCCCTTCGGGGTGACCCGCGCTTCGACGACTTCGCCGACCGGCTGCGATTGATCGTGCTGCCACAGCAAGGGCATCGGCAGCGTGAACTGCGCGCCCTCGGGGTCCATCACGTCGTTGTGGCGGTCGGCGGCCGGGGTCGACGCGATGCCCTCGATGGTGCGCGTCTCCTCGTCGAACGCCTTCAGCTCTAACAGCGAATAGGCGCGGTCGTGCATGGGGTCGACCGGCAGCATGCCGAGCGCCCACCCCAGCCGTCTATTTTCGTGTCACAGAATTCGCGTGCAGGGTGCGCCGCACGTACTGCGGCAGCGACTCGCGGGCGGCGTCTGCCCGTGCGCACAGCGCGTCGAAATGCTTCGTCGGTAGGCGCACCGTCAGGTGCACGCTCGGCAGCCCCTCAGGGTCGAGCGTCGGGCGCCCGCGTCGCTTGCTGGGACGGGTCATGGCGCGCCTCCGAAGACGAAAATCTGATACGACGGTTTCGGCGGGGGGACGCAGTTGCGCTGCAGCCGGTCGAGCGCCATCACGAGCGCGACCACCGAGTCGATCCGCTCCGTCGACTTCGCCTTACTCGGTTTGATGTTCCCGGCGGGGTCGGTGTCGACGGCGACGTTGCCGACGCACCAGCGCAGCACCGGATCGCCGTCGTGCCGCAGCGCCTGACTGAGGATCGCTTGCTCTAGCGCTTTGGTCGGCGCGCTCAGCGTCGCGAACCCCTGCCGCATGGGGACGACGGTGAAGCCGTCCGCGTCTTGCAGTTGCTGCGAGAGTTGCGCGGCGTTCCACGGGTCGATGGCGATTTCCTTGATGCCCGCGCTGTCGCGGTCCCACTGCTGCAGCTCGACGCGCACGCGCTCGTAGTCGACGACATCGCCGGGAGTCGCGATCAGCACGCCGCGCCGCGCCCATTCGTCGAACGGCACGCGGTCGCGCGTCGCCCGCTCTTTCAGTCGCGCTTGCGGCACGAACGCCAGCGCGCGCACGTCGAAGTGGACGCCATCGGGATCGGGCGAGACGCCGACCGCAGCGGTGAGGTCTTTGGTCGTCGAGAGGTCGAGCCCCACATACCAGACGCGACCGGCGCGCGGCGTCTGCACGCTGCGGCACGCGTCCCACTTGTCGAGCGACAGCCAGCGCTCGGCTTGCTCGGTCCACTGATTGAGATAGAGGCGCCGAAACGAATTCTCCTGCGCGGGAATCTCGGAGGCGCGCGCCGCCATGATCCGCATCTCGTCGAGCGACCGGAAGTCTCCGAGCGCGGGGTTGGCCTGTTTCCACACCAGTTCATCGCGCCAGTCGGCGTCTTTCGGCGCCTCGAAAATGATCGGGAGGAACGTCGGATCGAGCGCGGGGTTGTCGCGCACGTTCTGCGCGTGCGCGTACAGCTCGTAGAGAATCGAGTGGCGATCGTAGCCCGCCGTCGAGATGGCGATCAGCAGCGGTTCGAGGCGCGCCCCCTGCGACGTGGCGAGCACGTCCCACAGGTCGCGCGTCGGCGCCGCGTGCAGCTCGTCATAGATCACGACTGACGCATTGAACCCGTGTTTCGAGTACGCCTCAGCGCTGATCGCTTTGATGAACGAGCCCGAGGCGGGGTGCACGATGCGCTTTTGCGACTCGACGATTTCGACCTGCGCCAGCAGTTCGTTGTCGGCACGCAGCATCGCGACGATCGCGCCGAAGACTTTTCCGGCCTGCTCGCGGTCGGCGGCGGCCAGATAGATTTCGCCGCCGCGCTGCCCATCGAACAGCAAGCAGTAGATCGCAATCGCCGCCGCCAGCTCAGTCTTGCCGTTTTTCCGGGGGAGCATCAGCAGACACGTGCGATAGACGCGCAGCCGGTCGCGGCCCGTTTTGAACAGCGGCTGCACGATGCGGGTGCGCTGCCACGGGCGCAGCGCAAACGGACGACCGGCCCAGTCGCCCGTATGCGTGAGCAGGTTGATTAGCCGCACGGCTCGCGCCGCGCGCGACTCACTGCGCGCCACGTGTGCCCCCGGTCAGCAGTACACGTTGTCGGGGGGCAGGTTTTTCTGCAGCTCGCCCGACTTCGGCCCTTGGAACGTGTTGCCGCTGATCACGCCGTCCGGCCACGCGCATTGCCACTGCAGCCCGTAGGCGTAGGCGGTCACGCTCGTCCCGTTGCACTTATCGTGGGCGAGGTGCAGCCCGTAGGGGTTGGCCGCGAACTGATTGCCGGTGAGCACGACGCCCGTGCAGCGGAACCCCTTGTGACTCGCGGTCTCGGACTCCCAGCACACGTTCGCGCTCGACGCGATGATGTTTTCCTCCCCTTCGTACACGCAGTCCTCGAACCGCACGCCGACCAGCTCCCCCTGCAGTGAACAGAAGCGGCCGTTACCGCGTGCCTTGTCGGTGCGCACGCTGAACCGGCGAAACACGCCGTTGGTCGTCTGGCCGCTCCACTTGCTGTCGTCGTAGGCGAGAATCGAGACGCCGCTGCCGACATCGGTCAGCGTGATGTCCTCGAAGGTGTAGTTTTCGATCTGCTTGCCGTCGCGCGGGGTCAGCATGATCGCCCACCCAGACTGCGCGCTTTTCCAGCAGCCGCTGCCGGTGACGCGTCGCACGACGACGTTGCGGCCCGATTTCAGCTCGAACAAATTTTTCACCGGCGGCGAGCCTGCGGTGCGCCACTCTTCGCGCTTCACGAGTTGCACGTCTTCGACGGTGATGCCGGTGGGGTTGACATCGGGGATGCCGGTCGACGACCCGCCGACCATGATGTTTTCCGACGCCGCCTCGAACGTGCCGCCGCGCACGAGCACCGGCCCCGGCGCGTTGAGGATGCCGACCCCCTGGCTGTCTTGACCGGACGGCGCATACACGTCGTAGGCGCTGCAGTTGATCAGCCGCACGTCTTTCCCGTTGATGTAGAACGCGGTTTTCCCGCGATGCTGCGGCACCTGAATCGTCAGCTCGATGTCTTCGGGCGCGTCGTCGACGTGCGACTGCTTGGCGCCGTCGTTGTCGCCCACCATCACGCAGCGCTGATCCCAGCCCGTGCGCGCTGACCCCAGCGTCACGCGTACGTCTTTGGTGCCCGGGGGGATATTGATCGCCGCGCCGTACTTGGTGCCGACGATCGCGGCGCGCGGACCGAGCAGCCGCGTGCCGGGAACCTTCACGATGTAGCAGCCCTCGAACGTCGCTTCGTCTTCGAGCTGAATCACCCCGCCCGCGTCGAGCGCCGCCTGCAGGTCGTCGCCGGGGCGCACGATGACGCCATCCGGCGGGACCGGCGGCGTCGGCCCATCGGGCAGCAGCGCGAGCGCGGCGGTGGCGTCCGATTGAATGCGGGTGAGGTAGTCGCGCACCCCCTGCGGTTCGCCGTCGCGGGGATGGTGGTGATGACGCTTATACAGTTCGCCCATGAGCACACCCGTCCTCTCGGCTCGGGTGGGTCACGGGGGGGTCGCGCGTCCGCGTGGCGAGCGCGGCGCGAAGTGCTTACACGAGCAACAGCGACGGACGCGGCACGTCGACGCCGATCGGGCGCCACAGGTGCAGCGTGTAGGGATGATCGTTCACGTACTCAGCGCGAGGCGGGTGATATTGCAGCACCGCGTCCTCGTCCTCCCAGCACAGATCCTTGACCTGGCACATTTCCTTCCAGTTCGGCGTGCGCTGCTGCGTGCCGCGAAACGCGTGCACGCTGACGTGCTCCCAGCCCATCCCGTCGCTGACCTGCAGCGCGAGGTCCCATCCCGGCTCGACGGATCGCACGATGAACGCGCCATTGTTGCCATCCGCGCTCGACGAGCCCAGTCGCGGATGCGTGCGCAGTCGCGCGCGCTCGGGTACACGAAACATGCCGGTCCTCCTTCTACGACGACAGCGCGTCGGCCCACTTGCTCACGGCGGGCTGTATCGGGGTCCGCGCGACGCGCGTGCGCGCGGTCGGCGTGATCCCCAGTTCAGCGGCGGCGCGGATCACGAGGTCGAGCGTCTGATTGGCGAGCCGCACGGCGGGGTTGCTCAGGGGCGTCCCCCGCGCGCCCTTGACGATCATCGGATGCTTGCGCGCTTCGGCTTCCAGTCGCAGCCACTGCCCGTATTTCAGACAGTAGGCGACCAGCAGCGTGCGGTCCGCCATCGTCACCTGTCCGCACGCGATCAGCCCGGGCGCGATGCGCGTCCACTCGTCGCGCGCTTCGCGGTCGATCAGTTCCGCGGGGACCGGCTCCGCGCTGAGCGGCGGCGGCACGGGCTCGTCCATGTTGAGCGGACGTTTCCCGGGATTGCCGCGCAGCAGTTGCAGATTGAGCGGGGTTGGTTTGCGGCCTCTCATGGTTCACGGTCCAGGGCGACGAGCGCGTCGCGCAGCACCGTCGCCAGACGCGTGTCGCCGCGTTGGTCGAGCGCGGCAATCGCCGCGCGCAGACGACCGGCGAGCGCGTCGACGAGCGGGCAGTCGATCGCGTGACTGCCGACGGGTTCATCACAACCGTTACATTCGCCGTTGTGGTCACGGAACGTCGTCATGGGCGACTCGATGTGGAGCGGGCGGATCGCATTGCAGCGTCCTCTCCGGGGGGGACCGGGTGAGCGGGTTCCCGGCGCAGCGCTTCCTCTGCTTCGCCCGCGTGGTGTTTCGGATACGGCAATCGCAACGGCTCGACGCGCGCGCGCAGCTCGTCGTCGAGCGGCAGCACGTAGCGGTGCTTCCCTGGTTGGTCGATGCGCGTGCACTGGTCGGTGCGCCACACGCGACGCTCCTGCCCGTAGACTTTCCGCACGCCGGTCGCGCTGACCATGCGATTGTGCCAGACCTTGCCATCGGGGCCCCGCCACAGCGGCGCGCCGTTGCTCGTGCCCGTATAGATCCAGTTCATCGCCTGATAGATGGCGCCGACGTGCTGCTGCGCAGGGTCTGCGAACGACACGATCAGCCGCAGCCCGGGCGAGCGCTTGCGCAGCAGCGTGATCGCGATGCGCACGATCCGACTGACCGGCGTCTGATGCGCGGCGAGCGCGACGCGCACCAGCTCGCAGCCCTCAGTCAGTTTCAGCCCGTAGGGTTTGAGCAGCGCCGCCGACGCGCCGCGCGCGAACAGTACGCAGCCGATGAAGCGCGCGCCCTCCCAGACGCCGACGCGATTGTGCGGGGGGGGCGGCAACGAGCGCGAGTAGTGCCAATGGCGCACCGCATAGTCGGCCGCGTCGTGTGAGCACCAGTCGAGCACGAGCAGGTCAGAGGTGCGCGCCATCAGACTTCAAACATCGCCCCGCAGTGCGGGCACGTGATCTGCCGTTTGATGTCGAGACGGCCCTGCGTCTCCGCGTCGACCGGCCCATAGTCGGGGTCGCGCAGCTCCATCTCGACCAGCTCCTCGTCGGTCCAGTACGGCGCGAGCGTCAGCCCTGCGTCGGCGTCGGCCTGCAGTTGCTCGGCGTCCCACTCGGCTAGTTCCGCCGTGCGGTTGTCGTAGATCGCCATCGCGCGTTTCTGCTCGTCGCTCAGGCCGCGCCGTCGCACCGCGATCAGTTCGTCGGGCTGCGCGTCGACGACGCGGACCTTGGTAACGCCCGCCGCTGGCGCCGCCTCGACGACGCCGTTGCCCGCGATGATTTCGTCGTGCTCGTCGATCACGATCGACCGGCCCGGGCCGACTTCGCGCAGCGACTGCGTGATCATCTCGACGTTGCGGGCCGTGCGGCGGCGCCGGTTGTGCGGATCGGGGACGAGTGTTCCCAGCAGCATCGTGCTGTCCACTGCGGCGGGGCCGTCGCCGTGTGACGCGTGCTCACCCGTCCCCGAAGGGGTCGGCGCGTCGTCGTCGGGCTCAGACATCGTGCACCTCGAAGGCGACGGCGCCGCGCGGCACGACGACGAGGTGAAACGTCCCGCACGAGCACGTGTCGCCGTCTCCGAACGGCCGCGCCCAGCGGTGCACGCCGCGCTCGACGTTGCAGCGCACGCTCGGCTGCAGCTCGTCGCGCTTCAAATAGCCCCCGGGCCGCACGCGCGACACCCGTCCACGACGCTCGGCTGATGTCTGCTGCTCGTCCATACGTCTCACCTCTCAGGTGGGGCTGAGCTGTGCCATTCTAGGACACGACCGGCACGGCACTGGCCGGTCGAGCTGTTCCACGTGGAACCTGCGCGGTATCAACGGTTTCCCACGGTCATCCGCCAAAACATTCAGCAAACCCGCCGATTCTCACGTGTGTTCCGTTTCGGCACATCGGCCCGTAACTGGTGCAGCACGAGCACTTACGGGATGACGAAACTGTAATTCAGCGAAAATTCGCGCGTCAT